AAATTGCAGACTTGATTAACTCCACCTTGTATCTTTTAACTTTAAAGTAGGAACAATCATGGAAAATGAAAAATACGAAAGCCCAATGAAAAGCAAATCCGAAATGAAGGAAATGCCTAAAGAAAAAATGGAAAAACCTATGGCTAAGACTATGGTTAATCAAAAATTGGAAGGTGGAAAGTCATCTGGCGTATGTTACGTCCATGACAGGAAGTGTTCTCAATAAGCGTAAACCCAAACCGCTGGCAGGCGGCAGGGCTTACTAACCAAGCAAAAATGGAGGTTTTGAATGGCTACTGAAGATTTTAAGGTGCATCTAACAAGTTGCGGAACTTGCGAGTATTTCGTAAACCGGCAAATTATGGGGTTGTGCAGGCTTTACCCTGAAACACAAAATAAGCACGAAACGGACTGGTGTGGGCAACACAAGCCAAGTCAACCCAAAGTCCAACCCCGAATCATGCGGGAATACAACATCTTGACCGATGAAGTACGAGACGTAGTAATGCCTCGCTTAAAGCGCAAATACACGAGGAAATCCGATGTTCAAGCCGCTGAATGACCGTGTTCTTGTCCGACCAACGGTGCGGAATCTGTCAGATATTATTTACGTCAACAACAAAGAGCCGTTTAACGAAGGCACAGTTGTCGCAGTTGGCCCAGAAGTTTACGAAGCGCAAGTTGGCGATTTCATAAAATACGGCAATGGCGATTACCTGAACTGGCCCACGCACAAGGTTGATGGCCAGGACTACCAGATCATCCAAGAAGCGGACATTTGCGCCGTAGTGGAAGTATGAGTAAAATTAACCAATAGCCATTTGGCTTAACTTTAAGGAACTAACCATGTCCAACTCGATTGCAATCGGCGTTGCCTACAACGACCCAGAATTCAGCACCGTCTACGCCACCGCTGAAATTGGCTACTCCACAGCCGCCCAAGGCACGGTAACCCAAGCCACCAGCAAATCTACCGGCGTGACTTTGAATAAGTCTTGTGGTCAGATCACAATGAATGCCGCCAACCTGGCAACTCTGACCAATGTATCCTTCACGTTGACCAACAGCCTAATTTCGACCCGTGATGTGTTGATTACTAACATTTCTGGCGGCGCTGCTACTTCTGGCACCTACAACGTGTTTGTATCAACAATGGGCGCTGGAACAGCAACTATTGTGGTGCGTAACATCTCTTCTGGTGACTTGGCAGAAGCCGTGGTTATCAACTACGCCATCATTCACGGTCAGTAATCATGCCGCTAATCAAATCCATGACCCCCAAGGCGATGAGTAAAAACATTGCCAAAGAGATGGCGGCGGGAAAGCCTCAGAAGCAGGCCGTGGCAATTGGTTACGCCGTAAAGCGTGAAGCGGAAAAGAAAGAACGCAAAGGCGCGAAAGACAAAAAGTGAAACACGACAAGCCAATTCCGCACAAAACCACGGGGAAGGGTAAAACCTACAACCCCACGGAAAAAGGCGCAGGAATGACCGCTAAAGGCCGTGCAGAGTACAACGCTAAGAACGGAAGTAACCTAAAGCCGCCAGCGCCTAACCCAAAGACGAAGGCAGACGCAGGCCGCAAGGCTAGTTTCTGTGCGCGAATGGAAGGCGTAGTAAAGAACGCCAAAGGCCCAGCGGAACGGGCAAAAGCATCACTAAAAAACTGGAACTGCTAATGTACAAATACTGTTGCCCTAAATGCAAAGAATTTAAATTAAAGTTTGCTGCTTCAGACGATATGTATGTTTGTCAGAATTGCTATTATTGGTGGTACACAGACGAATTGGAATCAAAATGAAGTCAGGACTCTACGCAAACATCCACGCTAAACAAGAACGCATTAAGCAAGAAAAGGCTGAAGGCAAGAAGGTAGAACGTATGCGTACCCCTGGCGCTAAAGGCGCACCGACTGCCGCAGCATTTAAGCAATCGGCTAAGACTGCTAAAAAATGACTGAAATAGCCGTAAAACGCCCAGTAGGACGCCCAACCCTCTATGACCCCGCACTATGCGACCAAGTAATAGAGTTGGGCAAACTTGGCAAAAGCATTGAGCAGATAGCCTCGCACTTAGGGTTTTCCCTTAGAGTATTCTACAAATGGCGCGATGAGCATGAAGAATTTATGCAAGCGATGGAAGACGCCAAACAATATGAGCAATATTGGTGGGAAGAACAAGCACAAGCGTACCTAATTGAGAATAGGGATTCGGACAAGATCAACACGACAATGTGGTCGCGTTCAATGGCCGCAAGGTTCCCTAAGAAGTACAGGGAAAGCACAAAACAAGAAATCACGGGAGCCGATGGCGTTCCTCTGATAAGTGGCATCACAGTCACCTTTGTAAAGCCCAATGAGTGATGTACAAGCCGCGATAGCTAATGCGGAGTTCCCTGCAAAGCTAGAAAATCTGTTTAAGAAGTCACGCTACAAAGTTCTCTACGGTGGACGGGGCGGCGCTAAGAGTTGGGGCATAGCCAGGGCATTGTTAATCCGTGGGGCGCAAAGCCCCATCCGTGTTCTCTGCGCTCGAGAATTTATGACTTCCATGCGCGACTCGGTGCATAAGCTACTGTGCGACCAGATAGAGGCGCTTGGCCTATTAGGGTTCTATGAGATCACCCAGGCCAGCATCCGAGGCAAGAACGGGACGGAGTTTGCTTTCGCCGGCTTGAAGAACAACATCTCCAATATCAAATCATTTGAGGGCGTAGATATTTGCTGGGTAGAGGAAGCCCAGACGGTAAGCCGGTTGTCCTGGAACGTCCTGATTCCCACTATCCGTAAAGAAAGCAGCGAGATATGGGTCAGCTTCAACCCTGAGTTGGAAACCGACGAGACTTACCAGCGATTCGTGGTCAAGCCACCTGATGACTGTATCCAAATCAAAGTGAACTGGTCGGATAACCCGTGGTTCCCAGAAACGCTCAAGCTGGAGAAGGATGCGCTAAAAGAACGGGATGAGGAAGCATATAACCAAGTGTGGGAAGGTTTGTGCCGCCAGACGGTAGACGGGGCGATATTTGCCAAGGAAATGCAGCAGGCTGAGAAGGATGGGCGAATCACTCGAGTGGCCTATGACGCCACAAAGCCCGTCCACGCTGTGTTTGACCTTGGCTGGTCTGACAGTACCGCTATTTGGTTCCTCCAGTTTATCGGCATGGAAACCCGCCTGATTCGCTACATTGAGGATAGCCAAAAGACAATCAGCTATTACATGGCGACCATGCAAACCTACGGTTATGTGTACGACACCATCTGGCTACCGCATGACGCTGAGAACAAGACCTTGGCGGCGGCTGGGCGCAGCATTGACGATATTGTGAGAGCAGCAGGCTACAAAACCAACATCTTGCCCAAGGTTCCAATTGTGGATTCCATCAACGCCGCCAGAACAATCTTTCCTTCCTGCTGGTTTGACCGCGAACACGCTGCGGACGGAATTACCTGCCTTAGACACTACCGCTACGAGGTTGACCCAGACACAGGGCAATTTAGCCGCAGCCCATTGCACGACCACTATTCCCACGGTGCGGACGCATTTAGGTATATTGCACTGATGATTAAAGAGCCGGTAAAGCGCAAGAAACAAGCCCTGACCGCCACAGTTGGCAGTTGGATGGGTTAGTGGGATAATTGAAAAAAGGGGTTAACTATGGCTGACTATCAAGCACAAACTTCCAGCGCAGACGGGCGTATTAACGAAGCAATCAAGTTCTGGCGTCTGGTTAACGAAGCGGATTCAACAAACCGCGCAGAAGCGTTGCAGGACATTAAGTTTGCCGCTGGCGACCAATGGCCCGTGGAAATCCAAAACTCGCGCAATGTTGAAGCCCGTCCCTGCCTGACCATAAACAAGATTGACGCCTACATCCGTCAGGTGACTAACCAGCAGCGCCAGCAACGGCCACGCATTAAGGTTCACGCCGTTAACAACTTGGCAGATTACAAGGTCGCCCAGACCATTGAAGGCATTTGCCGCCACATCGAAGTTAACTCCAACGCTGACACCGCCTACGACACCGCCTTTGATTACGCCGTGCGGATGGGTTGGGGCTACTGGAGGGTCAATACCCGCTACACCAGCGAAGATAGCTTTGACCAAGAAATCTACATCGACACGATTGACAACCCGTTTACCGTGTACTTTGACCCTAATTCAATCCTTCCTGATGGGTCGGATGCTGAACGGTGCCTGATTACCACGGTGATGGATAAAAAGGTATTCCGCGAGCATTACCCTGATGCTGATGACGGTGCCAACTTCCAGCAACGCTCCACTGGTGACGACACCGCAAGCTGGATTACAAAGGAAGATATACGCATTGCCGAGTTTTTCTACATTGAGCGTGAAAAGGCCCGTCTGTACCTTCTGAGTGACGGTTCCCGCCATTTCGCAGACTCAAACTCATTCTTTGAACGTGTAGACGCCGCAGGCTTGCAAGTCATTGACGAGCGTGAATCATTCCGCAAGGCCGTTAAGTGGGTCAAAATGACCGCGATGGAAATCCTTGAGGAAAAGACCTGGGCCGGTAAATATATCCCCGTGGTTCCCTGCTACGGCGCACAAGTAATTGTGGACGACAAGCGTAAGAAGTATGGCCTGGTGCGATTTGCCAAAGACCCACAGCGGATGTACAACTTCTGGCGCACCAGCATGACCGAGAGCATTGCATTGGCTCCCAAGGCCAAGTGGCTGCTTGCTGAAGGCCAGGACGAAGGCCACGAAAGCGAATGGGCAATGGCTAACATCAAGTCTAGTCCCGTCCTGCGCTACAAGCAAAAAGACATTGAAGGGGTTATGGCTCCGACCCCGACACGTTTGCAGCCTGAATCCCCGCCAGTTGGCATCATGGAGGCCGCAAACGCCATTTCTGCCGACTTGCAGATGGTGCTGGGCATAGTAGACCCTAATCAGCTTCCAAGCGGAAATATCAGCGGTAAGGCGCTATCTGGACAGCAAAACCAAGTTGACCTGTCCAACTTCCATTTCTACGACAACATGACCCGTAGCATTCGGCATACGGGCAAAATCATCTTAGACCTGATTCCAAAGATTTACGACACCCAGCGGGTAATGCGGATTATTGGTGCTGACGGCCAGCCGAGCATGGAAACCATCAACCAACGCCAAACGGGTGACGATGGCATTGAGGCCGTGCTAAATGACGTTACTGTCGGAGAATACGACGTTGTAATGGATACTGGCCCAGGCTTTATGACCAAGCGCCAACAAGCCGTAGACGCAATGATGCCGCTAATGGAAAAGCCTGAAC